GGGCGGCGGGCTCCGGTCGGATCCATGCGGCGGCGTCCAGCTCGGGCGGGGAGCTGGGGCCGGCGGTAGGGCCGCTCAGTGGGGGTCGACGTCGACGCAGACGACGGCGGCGATGTCGTAGAACGTCGTCTCGGTGGCGAGGGGGGTGCCGTCGTTGCTGCGGCGGAACCAACGGACGAACGTCCCCGGACCCTCCGGCCAGTGCTGGCCTTGGCGAACCTCGGTGACGATGCGGCCGTGATCGGACGCGCCGATGACGTCGCCCGGAACGAGGTCACGGGCTGGCTTCGACGAAACGAGCATGGGATGTCTCCTGTCTGGTGGGAGCCGGCGTGGGGCCGGCGGTCACGGGGGACCCTATCATCCGGATGCGACAGAACGCAACATAGGGCACATAAGCGCTGCAAGATGGTGCTACATGCTGCGACAAACGACACGCAAGCGGCAGGCTCCAGCGGTGGCAGACGACAAGCGGGGCGGCGTCACCAACCTGCGGCCCTTCACCCGCGGCGACCCCCGAGCCGCAGAGATGGGCCGGCGAGGAGCTGAAACACGCAAACGGCGATCAGCCATCCAACGAGCCGACGGCGTGGCAGTCCTCGAACAGGTGCGCACGCTCGCCGCCACGGCACGGCGAGAAGACCTCGGACCCGCGGCCGTCGCCGCAGCACTCGACATGATCGGACGCGTTACCCGCGGTGAGCAGGCCGTGAGGGATCCGGATGCGTGGGTTCGTGTCCTCGTCGACGTCGCCAGGCTCGAAGCTGGAGAGTCGACGTCGAACGCGATCGTCGCGCATGTCGGTGCGCGTGCAACGGATCATGTGCTCGCTCTGCGTGACCAGGCGCGTGCTGCGCTCGACGCATCATCCGCGGTGCTAGCCGAGGATGCGGATGCTGGTGACGTAGTCGCGTCGCCAGTCCTCGACGTCGACGTCAGCGGTAGCGACGTGGACGTCACACACCCCTAGTGGGAGGAGCGGGGAGGGGAAGGGGACCCCCCGCCCGGGGTGTCGACTTCGCCGGGGTCCGCTGTCGGCCGAGGGGGGACCCCCGGTGAGGGTGGCGCCGTTGTCCATATAGATACTGTCCGCTCCTAGTACGGACCGGCTGGAGGTCACGGGCAGCGTGCGGTTTTCTCACGGGGTTGCCGGGGTCTGGCGGCTCGGGCTGGTCCGTACGGGTTGGTGGCGTTGGGTCTCCGGTTCGGGGATGTGTGCCTGCGGTGGTTTGCCCGGAGGGTCAGGGTGGTGGTGCCGGATGTTGCGCCCGAGGGTTCGGCGCGTTGAGGCGCCGGAGGCGCAGCCCTTCGAGTGACGAGGGCTTGGTCCCTCAGTGCCGGAGCGGCGTTTTCCGGAGAAGAGGCGGGGTTCTTGCCGCGACGGGTTCTATGGGGGGTGGGTGCGGGGTTCCAGTTGGCGTCCTCGCTGCATAAGTGCAGGTCAGCGCCTCACTGGAACCGGTGGTGGGTGCGGTGTCGGCCCCGCTGAGGCGTCAGTGTTTTCGGCCGAAGTCCCGCCCGCCGCCCTTGGAGCTGTTCAGCTCGTCCCAGGTGCGGGGTTGTCTGGCGGCGCGTCGGTCGATGGCGGCGAGCTGGTGTGGGGTGTATGCCCGTTGCGTGTCGACGGTGCCGTCGGGGTGGTGGATCGTCACGGCGGAGGCGCGGCGGATTGCTCGACGTCGACGCTTCCGGGGAGTGCGACCCTCCAGACCCACTGGCGTTGCGGTTTACACCCTGAGATGGGGTCTGCGCAACAGCAGGTTGCATATTGCGTCCTGTTGCGGCATCATTCTTTTCGCCGCTTGGTAACCCTCCCGATCCTCCAGATCTTGGGGCCGGCGGCCGGATCTCCCCTTCGTGGGGTTGGTCCGCGTCTACGGTGCGGACGTGGACTCCGAGCCGTCCGAGCTGCCGCCTGACCTGGTGGCCGATGGGCTCGACTGGTTGCCGCTGGTGTGCACCGTGTTGCAGACGATGGCGTTGATCCTGATCGCCGTCACCTTGGTGGCCCGGCTCTAGACCTGGGTGTGGCCGGTCATGGGCTCGGCACCGGGGTTGGGTCTTCGTCGGGCAGGGTGCCGCCGCACTTGCCGCAGGATCGGCCGCCGTCGGACCAGTGGATGCGCACTGCTCGCGGGTGCTCGCAGCACAGTCGGTTGACGGCGGTGACGAGCTGGAGCACCGCCGGGAGAGTGGCGGTGGCGGTGCCGGGGATGAGGTCGTCGCGCCAGACGATGGCGGCGTCGACGACGGCGCCGATTTCCGCCTCGGTGGGCTGGCGGACGTCGTCGCTCACAGCTCGACCGCCGGCCGCAGGTCGATGGGCAGGAAGGCCTTGCAGGCGCAGACGTGGACCGGGTCGGCGCCCGCCGCCTTGTAGTGGCCGATCGGGAGCTTGCAGACGTGTTCGACGTCGACCGAGTCGGGGACTTCGACGCGCGGCGCCATCCAGTGGTGGTTGCAGACGGTCGGGGTGCGTTCGGCGATCTTGCGGTAGCGCTCGGCGGCTTCGTCGGCCTTGCGTTCGCGTAGCGCGGTCGGGCCGCGCCCGCGGATCTCGTCGCACATCGGGCAGCCGTCATGCAGGCGGCCGTCGATGTCGTGGTCGTGGCCGGTCATAGGTCGTCCTCGGGGAGTGGACGTCCGGTCGCCTCGAACCAGGCGGCCATCATGGCGATCACGAGCCGGTTGGCGGCCAGCTCGACGTGCTCGATGTCGGATGGTCGGCGCAGTCCGCCGATCGCCTCGTCGTCGATGATCGCCGGCATCCCACACTCGGCGCAGATCGAGATGTCGACGGCTGGTCCGTCGCCCGGTTCCTCGCCGACGTAGGTCATGGTGTTGGTGACGTACAGGCACCACGGGCAGGTCGCCATCCGGCTGTCGGTCATGGCACGTCTGCCCGGATGTAGATCCCGGAACGGGTCTCCCGTCCGCAGCGGTAGCAGTCTTCTTCGGCGCCGGGGCCGAGCTTGTCGTGGATGCGTAGGTCGCCGGCGAGTCGATGCATTTCGGGGTTGGTGTCGTTCCAACACTGCGCGCACATCGGGACCGTCTTCCAGGTCACTGCTCGACCTCGACGATCGTTCCGCCCTTGCGGAACACCCAGAGGCGAATCGTCGGCAGGTCCTTGCCGCGCATCCATCGGGCGATCGGCGGCGCGGTCACGACCCGACCCAGTGTGGCCTCGATGCCGAAACACGCGTACGGCAGGTCGATAAGGAACAGCCCTGCGCTGATGAACGGCGGTTCGTCAGCCATCGGCCATCCCAACGGTGATGCGGATATCCAGCGTCACGGTCAGACCGAGCGCACGCATCTCACGGGTCATCGCGTCCAACCGTGCGAACACGTCCTCCGGCGAGCCGGGTTGGTCAATCCCCTCCACGGTGATGAACGGCGGTTCGTCAGTGCCACTCGGCATCGGGCACTCCGAGGTAATCCCCGATGTCATCGAGCATCGGAGCCAGTCCGGTCTCGCGTCGCTCGCTGGGCGCGAGGCGGTCGAGGCACGCTAGGTACAGCTTGGCGAGCGCGTCACGGTCGCTGTTGAACAGCGGTTCCATTCCCGGCTCAGGCATCGCCCAACAGCTCCTCGATGCTCGGCCGTGGCGGCGCGTAGAAGACGGCGCGCCGGGTGGCGCGCTCGTCCTCGCTCACACGGGCGCACCAGTAGGGCGCCAGCCATGCCGGGTAGCCAGCGAACGCGCATGATCCGCGGCCCACTGCGCATGGCTGGTCACGGTCCCAGTGGCAATTGAACAGCGGTTCGATTCCATCACTCGGCGTAGCCATCAGGCAGCCACCTCCGTACCGCGTCGAGGCGAGCAGCCGCCTCGGGTGTGCCGCGCACATCGCGGACCACGAGCCCGGTCGCTGCCTGTTCGGTCAGGGTGAGACGGCGGCGCAGATGCGCAGCCCGGATGCCGACCTCGCGCCACTCGTAGGCGGTGTCGCCGACACTGCGGATCGCCCGCTCGGCACGGGCGAAATGGTCGGCGCCGGGCGGGATCGGTCGGTGTCCGTGGTGTGCGATCGAGGCGTGCCAGACCGGCCCGCCGTAGCCCTCCTCGATTCATTCGTACCCCGTGTTGATCGTGAGCACGAGCGACCAGGCGCCCGAGCGGTGACCGAACCGCGGGTTGACCGTCTCGCCGCCGAGGTAGCAGGGATGGGCGAGCGCGATCCGCTGCGGCGTGGTCAGGCGGTCGCTGTTGAACGGCGGTTCGTTACTCATCGGCCAATCCCAGGGCTCGGCCGATCTCATCGGCCCACCGTCGAGCTGCTCGCATGGCGATGACCTCGTCAAGCTCGTCTTCGGTCAGCCCAGTCGGGATGTCGGCGACGCAATCGGACGGTGGTTCGTCAGTCATCGGCCGTGTCCTGCATCGCCGCTTCGACCGCGCCGAGCGCGTCCCAGTACCCCTCGTGGTACTGGCAGCACCGACCGGGCCGGTCCGACCCGCAGAGCGTCAACCGCATCGACGCGTGCAACAGTTCGAGGGCATTGAACGGCGGTTCGTCAGTCATCGGCCTCTTCCTGGGCGAGGGAGGCGAGGATCTCGCGGATCTCGGATTGGAAGTCGCGGTCGTGGCGGTCGAGGTACGTCGCCACCGCGGCAAGCAATGTTTCAGGGGTCGGCGCCGGAGCGTCGCCATTGTCGAAAAACGGGGACGGGGACATGGGCGGGAGGTCCTCCTCACGGGCATTGGGCTGGGACACTACATGCGGCAGAACGCACACGAGAGACGCACGCTGCCGGCCGACGCTGCTAGCTGCGTCGACGCTCGGCAACAACCAGCCGGCGCACCTTGACGTCCAGCTCAGCGACCAGATCGAGCGCGTCATCAAGGTCGCGTCGCAACGACACCACCAGCGTCTCCAAGGTGTCGATGCGGTCCCGGTCGAAGAGGCGCTGCTGGCGGGTGCCGGCGACCGGGACGTCGACGTCGTCGGGGCTCATCGGTTCAGGTTCCAACAGGCGCCGCAGACCAACGCCATCGGATGGCCTTCGACGTTGATCCGGTAGCCGGAATGGCCGCAGCGGGCATGGAGCGCGCCCTCCTTCGTCATCGAGCCGTTCGGGGAGAGCAGATGGGCGCGGGCGCCGAGATGGCCGCCGAGCAACACCCACGGCTTCGCCAACCGGACCTCCTGTGGGCGCGGCTTGCGGACCCGCTTCGGGCGCGGATCCGGGCCGAACGGTTCCGCGTCGAACAAGGCGTGCTCAGACACGGAACGTGCTCCCATCACCGCGGATCCGTTTCGCCGCGTGCCACGCCTCAACCTCAGCCTTGTCGTAGCGGATCGCACTGTTCATCCGGTACGCCGGCGGCCCTTGGCCGCGGTACCGCCACGAGCGCACGGTGTACACCGACACCCCAACCATGTCGGCGACCTGCTGTGCCCGTAGCCAGTGGCGGGTCCGGACGGGAGCGCGAAGCGACGCGGTGTTCGTGTTCGTCTGAGTACCCTCTGTCGCATGCACCACGCAGCAGACTGTCGCACATCGTTGCGTCCTGTCAACAGGCGTGCCATCGTGCCGTTCTGTGCAGGGGTCTGACGTTCTCGACGTGCTGTCGTCGTTAACGGACGAAGAAATCCTCGCCCTCCCCCCCGACAAGCAGGCCCAACTCCGGGCCACGCTCGAAGTCCACCTGGCGTTGCGGTCCCCCGCCGACTACGCCAGCCGGCTTTCCGACGGCCGCTGGCTCCCGTACCCGCACCTCGTCCACACCTCCAATCGGATCGTGGCGATGGTCGAGCAGGACGAAACCGACCTCCTCGTCATCGAGCAACCCGTCCGCCACGGCAAGACCGAGCTGTGCTCGCACTGGACGCCGGCCTGGTTCATCTCCAAGTTCCGCCGGCCCGTCCTGCTGTCCAGCTACGAAGCCGACTACGCCGCCACCCACGGTCGCAAGGTCCGCCAGATCATCGCCATGCACGGCGCCCGCTTCGGCCTGGAGATCGACAACACGTCCCGGGCGTCGCAGCGCTGGGAGTTGACCGGCGGGATGGGCGGCATGAACACCGCCGGGGCCGGCGGCCCGATCACCGGCAAAGGCGGCTACCTCAACATCGTCGACGACCCGATCAAGAACAACGACGAAGCCAACTCGCTCGTCATGCGCGACCACCTGTGGGACTGGTGGCAGTCGACGTGGCTGACCCGCCGCGAGCCCGGCGTCAAGTGGCTGCTCATCATGTCGCGCTGGCACGAAGACGACATCGTCGGGCGGATCATGAACACGACGATGGGGATGCGCGTCGAACGAGTCCGACTCCCCGCCGTCGCCGAAGACGACGACGCGATGGGCCGGGTCCCCGGCCAAGCCCTCTGCCCGCAACGGTTCGACGAGGTCTCGCTCGCCGGGATCCGCACCGACGTCGGCCCGACCGCCTGGTCGGCGCTGTACCAGCAACGTCCCGTGTCGGTTGGCGGCGGAATGTTCCGCAAGTCGGCGTTCAACTACTGGACGGCCGCGACTCCCCGCGAAGGCGAGACCTACTACCAGCTCGGCGAGCACCTCGTCGACGACAAGGAATGCTGGCGGTTCGCCACGATGGACCCGGCGTTCACCCGCTCCAAGCGGTCCGACTACACGGTCTGCGCGGTGTGGGCTGTCGCCCCCACCGACCCGCCGTCGCTGATGCTGCTCGACCTGCGCCGGATGCGCGTCGAACACGCCGAACACGCCCCGCTCGTCCAGTCCGTCTGGGACACCTGGCATCCGTCGTGGGTCGGCGTCGAAAAGCAGATGGCGACCCTGTCGCTGTGGTCCGACGTGCAACGCAACGGCGTCGTCGTGCGCTGGCTGGTTCCCGACAAGAACAAGATCGCCCGCGCCGAGACCGCCGTCGCCGTCGCTGAGGCCGGAAGGATCTTCCTGCCACGCAACGCCCCGTGGCTGTCCGAGTTCCTCGACGAAGTCGTCTCGTTCCCCGTCGCCCCCCACGACGACCAGGTCGACGTCCTCGCCTACGCGGCGGCCGAGCTGGCCAAGCGCACCGTGTCGCCCCGCAAGGTGCGCAACGAACCGGTCACCCCGGCCGACAAGGCGTGGGCACTGCTGGAGAAGCGCGCCCGCTCCAAGCGCTACCACCCCGTCCTTGGGAGAACCTGATGCCAACCGCCAACGAACACCTGATCTCGGCGACCAGGGTCATCCCGGTCACCCCGGGTGCCACCGACCTCGTCGAGCACAAGGGGATCTGGATCGGGGGCGCAGGTTCGATCATCGTGACCTTGCTCAACGGCCAGACGGCGACTGTCGCCGGGATCAACGCCGGGACGTTGCTCCCGCTGCGGGTGAAGCGGATCACCGGCGGCACCGCCACCTTGATGCTGCTCTGGATCTGAGATGGTGCTCGGCCTGCCCCACCCGGTGCCGTTCCTGCTCGGCACGCCAGCCGGTGGTGGTCTCGTGTCGTCCGGGCCGTACCTCGACACGACGAAGGGCACCATCTCGACGCCGGACGCCGCCGATCTCAACATCACCAGCGACTTTCGCATCACCGCCAAGTTCCGCGATGACTCGGCGGAAGCGGCGGCGGCGCGTTACCTCGCCTACAAGGGCTCGGGGGTCGATCTCGCCTACGGCCTGTTGTCGACGTTCGCCTCCGCGTTCTACGGCGGGTTGGGCTGGCCGAGCGGGGGGTCGGGGTCGCAGATCAACGTCGTGCTCGGGATACGCACCACGTACAACCTGACCCCGCCTGGCCTCGATGTCTATCGCGGCGCCGACTTCGTTGGTTGGGGCACGACGTCGGATCCGACGTTGCAGGCGACCGGGTTGAAGTCGAACGACGGCGTCACCTGGACTCCGCAAGGATCGCCGCCGGCGCCCGTCGCCGCCGACGGGTTCAACCGTGACAGCGCCATCCCCCTTGTCCTCGGGCTCGGCTGGCTCGGGCGGATCTACTGGGTGCAGGTCGAACGGCTCTGGTCCGGTCTGCCGAACAACGACATCGTGTGGCGCTTCGACGCCAACGACTACCCCGGCGCTGGCCTGACGTATGGCGATCCGCGCGGTCGGACCTGGACCCTGTCAATTGCTGGCGCCATCGTCCCCCAAGGCGAATCGCCCACCCAACTCCCGGGGCCGGCCCCCGAGACCCCTGAGGAGGTAACCCTGTGACTGACACCGAGACCACCGCGCCCGAAGACGAATCTGTCGCACCCGTCGACGACACCGAGTTGATCCTTTACACGTGGGGACTGTCCGGCCAACCAACGAGCTGGGCGGCGACGCCGATGCAACTGGTGATCGCCACCGTCCGTCTCGCCAACACCGGGTTCGCTGACGCCGCCGCCGTCCAGACCATGCTCGACGCCTCCTATCCCGACGCCGGCTACCTCGCCGCCAACGTCATGCTGGCCCACCCGCCGGTCGGGCTGATGACTGACATCGAGATCGAAGACCTGTCGATCCACGGTCACCTCGTCGAAGAGGACGAAGACCTTGACCTCCCCGACGAAAACGTGACGTGGTACTTCGACGACGGCGCCATCATGCACAGCGCTTCCGGCTTCGATCACAGCTACGCCGGGCCGGGCACCTACACGATCACGTTGACCGTCGCTGTCGCCGGCGTGCTCTACGGCGACAACCAGAAGGTCACCGTGGCGCCGGTCGGCGGCGGCGAACCGCAGATGCCACCGCCGGAAGAGGTCGACGACGAAACGCCGGTGCCGGAGGAACCCGAGGCGTACGACCCCGGCGCCCACACCGTCGACGAAGTCCTCGCCTACGTCGACGAATACCCCGACCAGATCGACCGGATCCGTCTCGCCGAAGAGGCCGGCAAGAACCGCGTCGGGATCCTGGACCACATCTGATGGACGACTGCATCGAGTGGAAGTCGTGGAAGGCGGTGGCCTGATGCAAGCCAGGAATGCCTACCCGGTTGATACGTGTACGGGTGGATGTTTCGTGACGAAAAGGTACGAGATCGCGCCGGGCGAGAAGGTCTGTGATCTCGACACCGACCTCGACACCTTGCCGGCATGGGGGCGTCTCGTGGTCTCCGAGCTGGGCGTGCGGATGATGGCCCGCTGCCTCGACATCAACATCCCCGACAACGACATCCTCGCCACCAACGACAAGCTGACCGCCCACAACCGGGACCTCGTCCAGGAAAACCGCAAGCTGCGCAAGGTCATCACCGCCGTCCTCGAAGCGGCCTACGTCGCCGGCTACGACGTCGTCGTCCCCAAGGAACTGGAGGCGGTGTGATCGCCGCCGTGATCGCCCTCGCCGCCGTCGCCGCCGTGCTCGCCGCCGTGCTCGTGCTCGTGCTGCGGATGCAAGCCAGCGAACGCCAGGAATGGGTGGTCGAACGGCGCACCCTCGTCGACCGAGTCATCGCCCACCACGTCGGCGAAGTCATCGCCCTCGACCGCAGCGGCGCCGCCCGCGACCCGCGACCCGAACATGAACGACCAGTGGCGGTCGGGCTGTGATCGCCGACATCTCCCAAGGTCACCGCGAGTTCGCCGACGTCATGTTCCTCGTCGCGCTGATCCTGTTCCTGATCGCCGGCGTCGTCGCCTACACCGCCAAGGCGTTGTGGGCCACCGTCGTATGCCTCGGCCTCGGCGCCGTGGCGCTCGGCTGGCTGGTGCTCTGATGCCTGGGCCGCAGGTCAAGAACTGGCCGCAGTACGAAGCCATCCGACGCACCGGCGCGTCCAAGGAGATGGCCGCCAAGATCGTCAACGCCAAGGCCAAGAAGGCCCGCCACCTGAAGGCCAAGACGTGAGCGACGTCTACGAAACCCCGGTCTACCGCGACGACAAGCCGCTCGGCCCGAAGACGATCCGCGAGATGTGGGACCGCTCCCTGCGGGCTACCCGGATGGAACGGGAACAGGCCGCCGTCAACGGCATGTTCCTGCGCAACCGGCACTGGATCTACTGGAATCGCGCCTCGGGTCGGCTCGAAGAACTCCCTCGCGACCCGACCCGAGTGCGTGCCACCGTCGCCCGCGTCGGCCCCGAATCGCGTCGCATCATCGCCAAGCTGATGCGACGCGGGCTCCAGTTCGACGTCACCCCGACCTCGCCTGACGACGCCGCCATCCGAGGTTCCAAGATCGCCGAGTCGGCGCTCATCGAAGCGCAACGCGACCAGGACTGGGAGAGCATCCGCCACGACCATGCCAGCACCGTGTGGGAAGCCGGCGTTGCCGGGATCGCCGTCGAATGGGACTGGCGGGTCGGCACGCCGATCGGGTTCAACGAACGCCAACAGCCAGTCGGCACCGGCGACGTCAAGCTGTCGAGCATCTCGATCCACGAGATCGCCTGCGAACCAGGCACCCGCGACCTGGAGAAGGCGCTGTGGTGGATCCGTGCCGTCGCCCTGCCGCCCGTCGAAGTCAAGCAGATGTTCAACCTGGCTGTCACCCCGCCGGCCGACGCCCGCGCCATCGACACTGTTTGGCGGGTCACCGACGGCAACCAGTGGACCAACGTCCCGCTGACGATGGTGTTCACCTACTACGAACGGCCCGACGGCACGAAACCGGGACGGGTGATGACCGTCGTCGACAACGAGGTTGTCGATCAGGGACCATGGCCGTTCCCGTTCAACGACCGCCTCAACATCGCCATCGCCTGCGTCGAACCGATCCACGGCCGCTGGTTCGGGCACACCCCGGTCTCCGACGCCGTGCAAGTCCAGGCCCTGCTCAACGCCTCGTGGTCGTCGATCGTCGAGCACATGAAGCTCGCCGGCAACGCCCGCTGCTGGGTGCCGATGGGCGCCATCGACGACGTCGAAGACCTCACTGACACGCCCGGCGAGTTCGTCGAATACAACCCGATCAACGGGCAGAAACCGGGCTGGGATGCACCGCCGACGATGCCCGACTGGTGGATCCGTCAGCCCGCCATGCTCGGCGAAGCGATGGATGACATCCTCGGCTCCCACGACGTCAGCCGTGGCGAAGCGCCCGCCGGCGTCGAATCGGGCATCGCCCTGTCGATCCTGTCGGAGAACGACGACACCCCCGTCGGCGCCCTCGCCATGACCCTCGGCCAATGCTGGGGACGGGCCGCCTCGATGGTCCTGAAGCTCTACGAGGCCAACGTCAAAGAGACCCGCCAGGCGATGGTGTACTCGGGCAGCGGGATCCCCGAAGCGATCAAGTGGTCCGGTGGCGACCTCGTCGGCCAGACCACCGCCACCGTCCCCATCGACTCGGTGCTGCCACGCTCGCGGGCCGCCCAAGCCGCCTACGCCCTCCAGCTCTACGACCGCAAGATCATCCAGACCCCCGTCGAACTGGCTAAGGTCGCCGACCTCCCCGACCAAGACGACCTGCTCGCCGGGATCGACCCGGACACGGCACGGGCGCAGCGGGAGAACTACTGGCTGGCGATCGGCACGCCGCGCACCGTCGACGTCATCGACGACCACCAGAACCACTTGAAGCACCACCGCGACTTCCGGCGGTCCGAACGGTGGGAGTACCTGCCCCCCCAGATCCAGACGTTGATGCTGCAACACTGCGACGCCCACGAGCAGTACGCCGCCCAGCAGGCCGCCGAACAGGTCCAAGCCGTCGGCGTGTCGCCGCTCGCCGCGATGCTCCCGACGACCGCCACCAAGCCGTTGCCGACCGAAGACCTCGCCTCGGCGCAAGCCACCGGCACCCTCGTGCCACGCACCGCGATGACGCCCGCTGGACCCGCTTCGCCCGGCCAGGCGCTCGGCCAGGCCGGGTCGCTGCCACCGGAGGTCGAAGGCGAGATCAACCAGATCAGCCAGACCGGCGGCCCGCCACCCGGGATGCCACCCGGTGGACCGCCCCCAACCGAAGGACCGCCCCCTGAGGGGATGCCATGAGTGATACGCCAGCAACCAACGGACTGACCACCGCCGACGCCCCCACCACGGCGGCGATGCCCGCGCCGCCGCCGTCGTCCCCGCCGGAGCAGCCCGCGCCGGCGGGGGCGGCGGACGACCCGCTCGGTGATCTCCCCGCCGACCGCGCCGTCTTCGACCGGGGCTACGTCGAGAAGGTGCGCGGTGAAGCGCAGCGCTACCGCACCGAAGCCCGGGCCTCCGCCGAACAGCTCCAGACCTACAACGACGTCTTCGACGGTTACGACCCGGCTGACGTCGACGTCTGGTTCCGTCTCGCCCGGGACTGGAAGACCGACCCGCGCGTCGCCGCGCAGGCGATGATGAACATCGCCAACGACGTGCTCGGCGAGCAGGACCCCGTCCGCGCCGCGCCCGATGACGGGACGCAGCTCCCGCCGGCGTGGGCCGCCGCCGCCGACGACTCGCTGACGCCGGACCGGGTCAAGGCGCTCATCGAGGAATCGCTCAACACCCGCGACCAGAGCCGGGCCGAACAGGATGCGATCACCGGGATCTTCGCCGAAGTGCGCGCCGCCGGCTACGACCCCGAATCGTCGGAAGGGTTCGCCCTGCTGTACGACGCCAACCACTTCACGAACGGCGACATCCCCAAAGCCATCGAACGGGCCAAGGCCCGTGAGCAGAAGATCATCGACGACTACGTTTCCGGACGAACCAAGTCGTACGCGGCTCCCGCCCCTTCGGGCGGCCAGCCAGGGTCGTCGGCACCGCCGGCGATCGCCAGCATCGAAGACGCTCGCAAGGCGACCGAAGCGTTTCTCCGGGAACGTCGCCAAGCGCAGTAGTCCTTCCTCGTCGACCGGCGCGGAGCCAGATGCTCGACCGGTCCTCCTTCACGGGTGCGGAGCCCGATGCTCGACCCGGCACACCGCGCGGAGCCTGACGCTCGGCGGATCCAACTGATCCACCACCCGCGAAGGAGTTGCAGTGGCCGCAGACCCACTGACCCGATCAACCGCGGATGCCGCGTTGAAGGAGTTCTACCTCCAAGGCATCCGTTCCGTCCTCAACAACGAGGTCTTCCTGCTCTCTCAGGTGGAGACGAACAGCGAAGACATCGAAGGACGCCGAGCCGTCCTGTCCATCAACACCAGCCGCAACAACGGCCTCGGCGCCCGCGCCGAGATGGGCACCCTGCCCGACGCCGGACACCAGGGCTACTCCGAAGAGCGTGTGCCGCTGAAGTACAACTACGGCCGCATCCAGCTCTCCGGGCCGGTGATCCGCTCGATGGGATCGGACCAAGGCTCGTTCACCCGGGCCATCACGTCCGAGACCCAAGGTGTCACCCGCGACCTGCGCAACGACGTCAACCGGCAGGTCTACAACAACGGCACCGGCGCCATCGGTGCTCTCGCCGCCGCCGCCTCCGGCAACACGGCGACGTTGAACACGGTGTCGCAGACCGACACCATCAAGCGCCAGCTGCAAGTCGGCATGGTCATCGACATCGGCACCGCCGCCAACCCGACGGCCACCGCCGCAGCCCGCACGATCATGTCGGTCAACATCGCGGCGGGCACGTTCGTGTTCAACGGCGCGGCCGTCGCGATCACCGCCAACGACATCGTCAGCCGGCAGGGTGCCGGTGGCACCGGCGCCGCCCAGAAGGAGATCACCGGCCTCGCCGCCCAGATCTCGGCGACTGGCGTGCTGTGGAACATCGACCCCGTCGCCGTCCCGTCATGGGCCGCCTACGTCGACGATCCCGGCTCCAACCGGGCCGTGTCCGAAGGCATGTTCATGAAGGCCTCCCAGGAGGTCAACGTCAACTCGGGCGAGGAGATCAACCTGTGGGTGACCACGGCCGGGGTGCAGCGGGCGTACGCCGCGCTGCTCACCACGCTGAAGCGGTTCAACGACCCGGTCAACCTGCACGGCGGCTTCAAGGCGCTCGACCTGTCCAACACCAACCAGGGCCAGACTGGCACCAACACAGTGGCGATGGTCTGGGACAAGGACTGTCAGTCCAACACGGCGTGGGGCATGACGACCCGCCGCTTCCAGTGGTACAAGATGTCGGACTGGGAGTTCATGGAAGAGGACGGTGCTGTCCTCTCCCGGGTCCCCAACGTCGACGCCTATGAGGCGACGTTGTTCCTCTACGCCGAGCTGGCGACTGACGGGCGCAACTCGCACGCCAAGATCGGCTCGCTCACCGAGGCGTAGGGATGGCGACCACACCGCAAGGTGACGACCGGACGCTGCGACGAGCCGTCGTGCGCAACCTCGCACGGCGCATCGCCCAGCAACGCACCGGGGCCGGCACCAACGTCCCGATCACGCCGCGCACCCCGCGGCGCCTCGTGGCACGCCCCGTCCCACTGCGTCAAGGAGCGCCGGTCAAGTGAACCTCCATGAGCCGTCGACCGCTGGCTTCACCCACCCAGAGTGGGTCAACGGCCGGCGGCTGTGGATGGACACCCCGATGCGCGACCTGATCGCCCGGATCCGGTTCGGCGATCCGGTCAAAGGCTGGGAAGGCGACGACCGGCTCGGCGTGTACTGGGACGGCAACGACGAACGGTTCGAGCTGTGGCGCCACGAAGACGACGGACAGTACCGCTTCGTGTGCCGCTCCGGTCCCGGCGTCGCCTTCGACGAACGGATCATCGACGCCCTGCTGTCGTGGGACCGCAACCGCCGCGGCGTGTCGCTGCACGACGAGATCGTCACCAACAACGAACGGGTCACCGCCGCCAACGACCGCCGGCGTGACGAATGGCTCGCCGAAGACATGGCCCCCCGGCTCCGCCACGCCTTCCGTCAGGACATGGCATGACGACCACCCTCTCCCAACTGCGGCGTCTCACCCGGCTCCGGCTCGGCATCCCGCTGTCCGACAACTTCATGCAGGACCCCGTGCTCGACGATCACATCAACCTGGCGATCGCCGAGATCGACAGCGAGCAGCGCTGGCCCTGGTCCGAGGTCCTCGACGACGTGCCGATCACCCCGGCCATCCCCGACATCGTCGTCGCCGAGAACTGGCGGGCGACCCGTGCCGTCTTCGACGCCCAACGGGAACTGTTCTACGTCGCCCCCGGCGACCTGCTGGCGCGGACCAGCTCGGTCGGAGCGCCGCCGCGGGTGTGGTGTCCGCTCGGCGACCGCATCGCCATCCGCCCCGCCACCCAAGGCGACCTCACCCTCACCCACTACTGGTACCGCCGACCGGCCTGGCTGCGCGAGGACGCCGACCAGCCTGACATCCCCGACCAGTTCGCCGGGTCGATCGTCGCCAAAGCCGCCGAGCTGCTGTCGATGCGCGAAGGCGCCGGCGCCGACTCCACCCGCCACCACTCCGAGTACACCGACTGGGTCACCCGGATGCGCCGCGACGTGCGCCGCTCCACGCCACCCACCCGAGTCCGGGTCCGACCGGGATCATGGATCTGAGCCGTGGCCGACTTCACGTTGCGCTACGGCGACTGGAAAGGCGGCGACTTCGGGATCCGCGACCCGTCGAAGGCCGACGCCGACCAGTTCAGCGGCACCAACGTCCTGCCCTACAACTCGCGGCTGCTCGGCGTACGGGCCGGACTGAAACGGCTCAACGTCACCGGGCTGCCCGGCCACAACCTGGTGCCCGGACCGGCCGGGTTCTGGTCGATGCCGTCCGGCGCTCTCATCGTCGTGTTGGACAAGCCGTACCAGGTCCCCAACGCCGGCGGCGCCGCTGTCGCGTGGACGGGGTATCCGCCGCCGGCGACGACGCCGACCTCGCCGATCAAGTTCCTCGTCGGCAACGGCATCAACTACTCGCTGATGGGCGGCAAGCTCTACAAGCACGCCAGCCCGGCGTCGACGACGCTCGTCACCACCCCGGCCGACTTCTCCTACATGGTGCGTTGGGGGTACTGGTTCGTCGCCGTCGACGTCACCACACCGTGGCGGATCTGGTTCAGCGATGTCACGGCCTCCGGCTCCAACTTCGATTCGTGGCCGGCCAACAACTACCTCGACGTCGGCAACAGCGAACCGATCACCGCGCTCAACCCGATCTTCAACACCCTCTACGTCGGCAAGCGCACCGGCTGGAACGCCGTGTCCGGTGTCCTCGGGACGTTGGCCTCGGTGCGCGGCGTCGCCCTCGGCCTCGGCCCCACCGACCCCCGCCTCACCGCCGCGACCACCGACAACCGGATCCTGTACTGGCCCGTCGAGCCGCGCCCGGCCTGGTTCAACGGTGAACGCGTGAGCATCGAATCCGAACAGCAGGTGGAGCATCGCTCGTCGCCGTTCACCTGCGACACCGTCATCGTCACGCCGACGGCGCGGCGTCTCATCCTCGCCAACGACACCACCGCCGGCACCCAGATCTTGACCTGGTCGAGTTCGGCGTGGACCAGGCATCTTTTCCCACAGAAGTTGGCCGGCCTCGTCCCCGTCGACGTCATCGACGGCTCCCAGATGCCGGCCGACGTCATCTACAGCGTGCAGGCCCCGACGATCGTCGGCGAGCCCGTCGTCATCGGCTCCTACCACCACGACCTGGACCGCCCCGGTCACCTCGACGACCAGTACGCCGCGCCGACCGACGCCGGGCTCCCCGATCTCGTCGCCGGCGCCGTCACGTTCCCGACCTATTGGGAGCCGATCGGGCGTCAGGTACGGGTCCGCACCCTGATCATCCAGTTCCGCAAATGGGCGTCCGGGATCCCGACCGCCAAGAACGAGATGTGGGTCCGGGTCAACGCCCTCGGTCGCTACGGCGGCGGGCTCGAACTCGGCAACAGCCAGCCGTGGGTCGAGCCATGCGAGCGGGCGTCGACCGACGGCACCGACGACTCGTGGCGGGTCAACATCGGTGAGCAGGGCTACGGCAACGGGTTCCAGATCGACTTCCAACGGATCGCCGGCGTGGCGCTGCGCGAAGTCGTCGCCCTCTGCGACGTCCGCACGGAGCGTGCCTGATGGCGACCGCCAACACGCTCCCCTTCCAGTACCTCCTGCGCGGCGACCGTCTCGCCCAACTCGACGGCCAGATGTTGGCCGCCACCCACGAGCAGCGCGACCGCGACCTGGAGGACCACCTCGGCAACCTGCCACGCCTCGTCGCCGTCGGCGCGCTGCAAACCCCGAACCCGGTGATCGCGGCGGGCGTGCTCGGCAATGTCACCGACCCGATCACGTTGCGCTGCCAGCTCGGCCGCTACTACCGCATCAACCTGCGCATCAGGGCACTCGGCGCCACCGCCGGGCCGGTCCAGATCGCGCTGAGCACCAATACCGGCGTCAACACCGGCGACTCCTGGAAGTGGATCGGCGGCAACTACGACGGCTTCAGCCACCAATGGCTCTTCGCCGGCACCGGGATCAGCCAGACGTTCGTCGGGATGATCCGCGCCGGCGCCGCCATTGTCACCGTCTTCACCGACACCGACGGCCACTTCTACGTCGAAGATCTCGGACCGGTCGTGGCGCCATGAGGAGGAAGTGAGCGATGCCTAAGCCTGCCCTCAGCGCCGCCGAGAACGCGGCCCGTCGCGTCTACGACTGGACCAACGTCAAGCTGACCCGTGAGCAGACCGCCCAGATCTTGTACCAGGCCGGGTTCCGCGGCGACGCCCTCGTCAACATGGTCGCCATCGCCGGGCGCGAGTCCAACTACCGCCCCGGCATCCATGGCACCGCCTCCCCCAAGGACCGCGTCTCCGGCGACCGTGGCCTGTTCGGCATCAACTACTCCAACGACAAGGGACTGATCGCCGCCGGGGTCATCAACTCGGCGGAGGACCTGTTCGACCCGTTGACCAACGCCAAAGCCGCCTACCACCTGTCCAACGGTGGCACCAACCTGTTCCCGTGGGGCGCCATGAAAGGCGGGTGGGCGGCCGGTGGCGACCCGTTCTACGGCACCAACCGTGGCGCCGCGGCGACCGCCGTGCAGAACGCAGCCAACCAAGGTCTGCTCGGCCAGGACTACAGCAGCGGCGGCGCTGGTGGGGGCACCGCCCCCGGTGGCACCGCCGAAGACCCGCTCGGCTGGGGCGGCATCAAGCAGTGGCAGGACCAGTCCGAGGCGACGTTCAACGCCTATCTGAAGACGCAGACCGCCGAGCGCCAGGCCCAGATCATCAACGAGCTGAAGCAGGCCCGTGACCTCGGTGGCGTCGCTGAGTACATGGCGTCGGCGCCGCAGGGCGTCAACGACTACATCAACTACCTGTCGGCGCTCCCCGAAGAACAGCAGGTCGCCGCCAAGGAGCGCCTCGTCGTGCAGGGCGCCGCCGATCCTGGCGCTGCGCCGGCCAACCCGGCGCAGTCGCAGGAGATCACCAACCTGCTCCAGACGTTCGGGGTGTCGTACCCGAACGCGCCGCAGCCGACCCCGGCCCTGCTCGCCTTCCTCAAAGGCATCGGGCTCAACCTGTCCACCGCCGAAGACGTCAAGCGTCGAGCGATCGAACGGATCGGCGCGTCGACATCCGACGCGATGGCTGACATCGACCGGGCCGCCGGCCGCAACAAGCAGAACATCACCGCCGACCTCGTGCGCCGCGGGATCCTGTCGTCGGGCGAGTCGACCACCCGCTACGCCCGCCAGGCCGAAGACGTCGGCGCCCAACAGTCCGACGTCACCCGCACCTCGGCGCAGGCCAAAGAGACCGCCGAAGACGCCTACCGCCAGTCCCAGGACCTCGCCCGGCAACAGGCCCTCGACCGGGTCATCGGCGCCGAACAGGAACAGGCCACGCAGTCCGCCACCGCCAAGGCGCAGGCCGACGCCTTGAAGGCGCAGCAGGCCGCCGCTGACCTGTCCTGGCAGCGTCAGCAGCAGGCCACCTCTGACGCCCTCAAACAGCAGACCGACGCCATCGCCAACTACGCCGCTCAGGGGGTGGTCGTGTAATGGCCGAGCCGATCCCGACCGTCGATCCCGCCCTCCTCGCCGCCCAAGCCAAAGCCGGCCAGGCCGGCGTCGACGCCTACAACGCCGCCATCGCCTCGATGCAACAGCAACGACAGACCGCGGTGCAGTCAGCGATGCAGGAAGCCGCACTGCGCGGCGCCCCGGCCGGCGCCGCGCAGTCGGTACAAGGCCAGATCACCGGCCCCTACGACCAGCGCATCGCCTCGCTCACCCAGTCCGGCGCCGCCTACCAAGCCGACCTGTCGGCACGGGATCGGCGGCTCGCCGACTACAACGCGGCGACGCAGGCCGCCCGCTCCTACATCCCCCAGCAAGTCGAGCAGCAGGTCGCTCCGATCCGGGCCCGCGGTGAGTACGACGTCCGCCAGGAACAGGTGCGCGGAGAGCAGAACGTCGCCGGCATCAACGCCGACCTACAGCTCCAGATGGCCCGCATGGCCGCCGCCGCGCAGGCCGCCGAGATCGCCGCCGCCAAAGCCGCCGCCGCCAAGAAGGGCAGCGGCAAGGCATCGAAGGGTGAGCCGATCAACCAGACCCAGCTCCGGTCGGCGCTCACCCAGCAGGCCACCGCCGACATCCAGGGCGCCTCGCAACAGGTCGAACAGGCGCAATCCGAGAACGCCTTCCGAGCCCAACTTGGCCAGGTCGCCGCCGGGGCGAAACGGACCGTGGCGCAGAACACGCCGGAGGCCGCGGCGCTCGCCGGGCGTTCCTACTGGGACACGATGGCCGCCGCCTACACCGGCAAGGCGGTCCAGGAATCCCAGCGCACCGCTGCTGCCGCCGCTGCGGCGCCGCCGCCGCCGCCGATCCCGCAGGTGACGATCCGCCCCGGCCGTGGCGTCTCCAGCCAGTTCATGCTGCCGACACCGCCGCCGGCGGTCCCCACCGCCCCCCAACAGCAGGCCGCCGCCAACACCGGAGCGCAGGCCGCAGCGCAGCAGATCGCGGCACTCCAGCAGCGCATCGCCCAATCCGCTCGGCCCTTGAAGGCGATCCGCGAGCAGGCCGACGTCGGCTACGGCGAGGCGATGAACCAGATTCGCCAGCAGTACACGTCGCAGTACGGCTGGGTCACCCCGACCCAGCTCGGCGGCATGGATCCGCTCGCCCAGTGGGCGGTGCAGAACGCGCCGGGCCGCTTCAGCTCCGGGACGTCCGTCGAACGGATGCTCATGGGCGCCCCCTATCAGACCGGCACCGGCGCCTACAGCGGCCAACCCGTTCTCGGCACCGACCCCTACGCCGCCGACGTCATGCGCCAAGCCCAGATCCTCGCCGCCGGACGGATGCAGGACCAGGGCTACGACATCACCGACGCCGACATCTACGGCGCCCTCGGCACTCAGGGCATGTCGGCCTACGACGCCAGCCGCGAACTCGCCGGCCAGCCGACGGCCGCCGACGAGATCACCGCCGACGAACGTGACCGCGCCCTCGCCGAATCAATGGCCGCCCAAGAGGCCAAGGCCGGCACAGCGGCCGAGACGGCTCAGACCACGGCGGAGACGGCTCGCGCCCAGCAGAACGAGGATGCCGCCCGCCAGATCATCCTCCAGCAGAAGGGCCGGGTCCCTGATTCGAGTTACGGCACGCCGTCCCAGATCCTCCAAGCGCTCCAAGACCCGGCCTACGCGCAGGCCATCCCCGCCTTGGACAACGCGATCGCCGAGATCGAAGACGAAGGCGACCAGCCCACCGAGCAGGCGATCAACGAGAAGCTGCGCGTCGCCGGGATCCCGTCCAACGTCCGCCGACTCCTCCTCCAGTTCGAGCTGTAGCCGATGGCGATCATCCGCAACGCTGCGCCGGCGCCGGTCCGGGCGTTGACGACGTCGCGGCCGTTGGCTGCGCGCGCTGCGCCGGCGCCGACCCGACGCACGACGCCGCGCCCGGCGGTGTCCAACATCGTGCTGCCCAGCCTCGACTCGTACCGGGCAGTGAAGGCGGCGAAGGCCCCGAAGGAGCAGCCCCGTTCCCTGTTCGAGCAGGCCACCGGGCTCGTCACCAGCCTGCCCCAAGGCATCGCCGGGCTGGTCAAGGCCGGCGTCACTGATGCCATCGCCATCCCTCGTGCTGCCTACGACCTCGCCGCCCACCAAGAACTGAGCACCGGCGGCGAAGGGATCATCGGGGCGCTGCACCACTACGCGCCGGCGGCCACGGGGCTCGGCGAATCCATCGTCCGCACCGGCAGCCGCGTGACTCATCCCGAGCAGTACGGCGAAGCGGTCAAGGAAGGCCGGATCCTGGAGGCGATCGTCGAAGACGCCGCCAACGCCTCGATCGTGCTCGGCGCGGCGGGCAAAGCCCTTGGCGCCGGCGGTGGCGCCACCATCGAAGCTGCCACCGTCGGCGAACGCGCCGCCCTCGGCCGTGGCGGGACACGCGCCGCCGGGTCGGCCATCGCCGAAGACCTCACCGAAGGCGTCGGGCGTGTCGCCGCGCCACCGCGCCCGGTCGGCACCGTCGCCGAGCTGCCCGGCGCCAACGCCGTCGAGACGATCCAGATGCCGCACCGCGGACTCGCTGGCGTCGCCGAACGGGCCGGCAACCCTGAACTGGCCCGCAGTCTCCAACGCACCGGCGCCACTATCCGCCAAGTGGGCCGGCTCGGCGAACGGGTCGGCAACGCCCCGGCGCTGCCGTTCGAGCTGGCCGGCAAAGGGATCGGGCGGGGGCTCGAAGCCGCCGGCCTGCCGACACCGCGAGCGATGTTGTCCGGCGTCGCCCGCCGGGTCGCCCCCGACTTCGCGTTCGGGCTCACCGAAGAAGGCCGCAAGCTGCGCGGTGTCGAAGCCGGCGCCCACCGTGCCGTCACCGACGAAGTCCGCGAGGCGCTGCGCGGCGGGACGATGGCCGACCAGCTCGGGCTCACCGAACCGCAAGGCCGCGCCGCCCTGTTCGCCCTCGATCGACCCGACATGTTCGAGGCCTACCGCGGGCTTGACGAAGCCCAGCTCGCCGAAGCGCTCGACCGTGGCTACCCCAACGTGTCGGTGGCGGAGCGCCCGACCGTCGAAGACGTCAAGGCGGCATGGGACTACGCCGACCGCGCCCACGCGCCGTCGACCTTGAAGGCGATGGACGCCGTCCAACAGCGGTTCGGGGTCATGTCGGAACGGCGCACACAGCGCGGGCTCGGCAACGAACCGGGCTTCGAGCCGACCCTCAACCCGGCCCAGACCGGCACCGAACTGCTGCCGGCGGAAGTCGGCCGGCTACGCCGCGAACAGGAACGTCTCCGCGCCCCCGCGCAACGGGTCTGGGAGCAGAGCGAACCAGGCACCGTCCGCCAGGAACGCGTCGCCGCCGCCTACGAGGCCTTGGCCGCCGAGCTGCCGGCGCCGGGCGTCGCCCGCGAAGACTTCGCTCTCGGCCAGACCCAAGGCAAGGCCAGCATCCGCGACGCCGCCGCCCGCGCCGAACACACGACGACGCTGCGCCGGCTGGAGCGAGCCGTCGACGAGTACGAGGCGCTCGCACCTGACGCCCCGGTGGAGATCGTCGCCGAAGCCGCCAACCGGGTTGATGAGCTGACGCAGCGGGCACAGCGGATCGACGAACACATCGCCGGCGCTCGCGCACGTCCGGAGCCGGCGGTGCCGCGTGGCGAGCTGACCGCGCTTCGCACCCGGGCGAAGGAACTCGGCGCCGAAGAAGCCTCCCGGATCGAAGGCGAGATTGATCGGATGGTCGGCGACGTCGGCCGTCCCGGCCTACCGGCCAAGGGCGAGCAGGTCGGCGGCGAGTACGACTGGTTGAACGCCCTCGACTCGAAGACGCGGGGCCGGATGCGGCGCGAAGGCTGGCTGCGGCCACCGGGCGAAGCGCTCGGCCCTGACGTCATCGCCGACTCGATGAACGCCCGGCTCGGCACCAACATGTCGGTCGACGAGGCGATGGCCCGCTACGTCGACGCCGTCAAGCGCCGCTGGGACGCCGGATCCGGCAAGGGCGACGCCGTCATCGGGCTGATCGCCCAAGAACGCGGGATGCCGGTCGAGCAGGTCACCTCGGCGTTGCGCGGCGGGCTCGCCGACTACGCCGGGCGGGCCGTGCGCACGGCCGAGACGGCGCTCACCGACGTACGCACCGAGTACGGCGCGCTGACGCCCGATGAGCAGGTCTCGTTCAACGCCACCCTCGACGCCATGCTCGGCGACGAAGCCGCCGGGTGGGGCGACTTCACCGACCTGCTGGAGTCCTATCTACCGGGCGCCAACGTCGAGGCGCTCGTCAACGGGATCGGCTCTACCGTCCCGATCCGCGACGTCGCCGACTGGATGCGCTCCGGCGAATCGACGCCGGCGCTCACCGCGGCCGCTGAACGGGTCCGCCAGGCCGCCGCCGCCGAGCTGAACGCCCGCCCACCGGTCGGCCCGAAGCTGTCCGAGATCGCCAAGCCGCCGGTCGAGACGAACGTGTGGAAGCGCCGCACCGGCACCACGTCGACCGGTGAGACGACCCACCCGTTGTCGCCGGCGGAACGATTCCAGCAGCGCGCCGCCGTCGAATCAGACCGGGCGATCACGATGCGGTCCGCCCAGGTCCGCCGCCGACGCTCGATCAACTACCGCAACGAGCGCATCGCCAACTTGGAGACCGAGCTGGGCCGCTCTTTCCAGGATCGCATGGTCGAAGACGTCAACCGTCCGGCCGTCGTGCGGATGCGCAACAAGATCGACCGGGCCGGCCCGACGCTCGGCGGGCTCGTCGGCCGTGGCGACGGGCGCGCCCTGACCGGTGTCGTCAACCGTCTGGCCCGCAAGTACGGCGCCTACGACGACATGCTCGCCGCGCTCGACGGGACGCAGCAGCCGTTGTCGCCGGTCACCGAACTCGGCGTCCAGCAAGGCACCCCGTCGGCGGTGATCGGACGCACCGTGCAACGTGTCCTCGACGAGAAGGGGGTGGTGCTCGAACCGCACGACCTGACCGCCCTCAACGACGCCGTCGGCAAAGCCACCCTGCTCGAAGACATCGACGCCCTCGTGTCGGCCGACGCCGCGGCCGGGCGTCGGCTCAACACGCCGCTGCGGGTCGCCGACGCCGTCCATCAGACGCCGTGGCTGATCCCCGACGACGTCCGCAGCGCGCTCGCTGCCGACATGGAGCGCTACCAGGGGGCACGGGCCAAGACGATCCACACCATCATGAACGACTACACGGGCGCGATGCCGGCCAGGTACCGCACCGTGGCGCAAGGCAACCAGCGTGCCGTCGGTGCCCTCATCGAGATGGCCGAGGGGTACAACCGGCGCTCGCCTGGTTCCGGTGACACGTTCCTGGAGATGGCTGAAGAGACCGCGACGACGCTCGCCGACTACGTCGAACGGGATCTCGACCCGATCCATCTGACCGGCGGCCCGGAGGCGACCGGTGGGTCCCTGTCGTCGAGCCGGCTCACCGGCACCCGCACCCTGCGCGCCACGCAGCAACGTAAGACCGGCCTGCGCCCGCTGTCACCTGACGCCTACGCCCGCCTCGAAGCCGCCGAGGTCCGCAAGCACGAGTACAACGTGCGCGACCAGACCGTGATGGAGCAGTTCGGCAAGCGCGCCGACGCCATCCCCGAGGTCCAAGAGGCGATGGCGACATGGGCCGACGGGCACGGCGGCGAGATCATGCCGTCACGGGACATCGCCAAGGTCGCCGAAGCGGCCGGCTACAAGGCGATCAACGGCGGCGGCGAGATCCACCCGCAGCAGGTCATCGTCCCCGAACAGATCCAACGTCAGCTCAACGCGGCGGCGCCGACCAACGCCCTGTTCCGGGGCCTGTCGAAGGCCAACCGCACGTGGAAGACATGGGTGCTTCCGTTCTCCACCAAGTGGTTCACCGGCAACATCATCGGCAACGGGATCATGGCCGGATTCAACGCCGGCGTCGGCCCCGTCGAGCTGGTCCGCCAGTTCCGCAACATCGCCAAGTCCGAAGGCGGGTTCCGCAAGCTCTGGGAGAACGAAGGACTGTCCCGGGGCGCCCCCAACGAGCTGGCCAACTACGGGCTCACCTACGAAGAGTTTCGGACCCAGTTCGACCGCCCCGACCAGGTCGCCCGGACCCGGATCGGGCGTGGCGTGCAGCGCGCCGGGCGGTTCTCGTTCGCCGTCAACCAGTTCGTCGACAACGCCACCCGTTCCGCCGTGTTCCTCGCCAAGCGGGCCGAAGGGATCCCGACCGAAGCGGCGATGCGCTCGACGTTGGCGGCGCTCGGCGACTTCACCCGGATGACCAACTTCGAGCGGCGCTACGTCCGGGAAGTGCTGCCGTTCTACGCCTGGCTGCGCCACTCGGTCACCGCCACGATGAAGCTGCCGATCCACTCGCCGACGCGCGCCGCGATGTTGTTCAACCTGGCCAACATGTACGCCGACCCGGAGATGTCCGACGACCTGCTCGGCTTCCTCGGCAACAAGATCCCGCTCGGCGGCGGCCAGTTCCTCAACCTCGGCGGCACGTCCCCGTATTTCAACTTCGAGGGGAACCCGCTGCGGGCGCAGACCTACACCAACGCCATCTCGCCGTGGATCAAGACCGGTGTCGCCTCGGCGACCGGCTTCGACGTCGGTGCCATCCGCCCACTCGGGCGGCCATCGTCGACCGCCGCCCTCAACCGGTACGGTCAGCAAGAGACCACTTCGCCGCTGAGTCGCCTCGTCTCCGATCCGCTCCATGCCCTGGGCGAGATCGGCTACATCGCCACCCAGCAGGCCGCTCCCGCACCGATCCGCGCCCTGCGCGATCTCACCGTCACTCCCGGCGAAGAAGCCCGCTACCAGACGGGCTACGCCTACAAGGGCGCCGAACGTGAGAACGCCGGCTTGCTCGCCACGATCAGTCGTGGTCTCCAGATCCCGACCGCCGAGACGATCGACGTCGAGAAGAAGGAGCGAGAACTGCGCAAGCAGCGAGCCCGCGCGATGAGGAGAGGCTGATGCCATACCCCCCGCCGGTCCCACCGCTGGACCGCACCAACTCCACACCGCAGGTCGACGCGCACCCCTCGGACCACATCGTCATCTCGACGGCGCTGACCGAGATCATCAACCACATCGCGGTGATCGAATCGGGATCCCGCGTCGCCGGTGCAGCCGCCCGTGCTCTTTCGACTCCGACGGTCGCCGGCAGCACCGTGCTGCACGTGGCCGTGACGCCGGTCTTGGACTATCCGACGGTCATGTCCGTCACCGGCGTCGGGTGGGCCGGCTCCGACTCATCGGCCCTCGCTTTCGTCGGGTACTCCCTCAACACCCAGGTGTTCGGCACCAACGTGCAGACACAGCCCACGAACTCCCCCGGCGCCAACCTGTGGGCACCGTGCCCGTTCACTCACTCATGGGTCGTTCCGGCCGGGGGTTCCCCGCAGTTCGGGCTCAGCGTGAACTGGGCTGGCGGCTTTGCTGGCACTACCTACGCCGCTGCTGACGTCGTGTGGAACCGGTATCGGCAGTGAAGGCCACCCGCTACCGCCTCCGCTTCGTCACCGGCGTCGCCTTGACCGGGGCGACGTACGGCAGCGGCACCTATGGCGAGGGCACCTACGGGATGCAGGCCAGCGACCCGCTGGCGTCGCTGCGCTACTACCTCGTGCCCTGGCCCGGCGGGTACCTCACTGATCCCAGCTGGATCTACCGCCAAGGCGACGTGCTGCCCCGGTTCTCAGCGCTCGTCTGCTCCGACGAGGGGCCGCTCGACGACGCCGGGCTGACTACGGCCGTACTCGTGCTGTCCGACACCGAGGCGATCTCGCGCAGCTTCCCACTGAGCGTGGAATCCGCCGACGGCGACGACCGGCTGGTGCGCGATTGGCAGCCGGGCGATCTCGACACGCCAGGCGTCTACCGCGCCGCGGCCGTCATCACCTACAGCAGCGGGCGACGGCTGACCATCCCAATCGACGACCGGATGCAGTTCGTCGTCAACCCCAGCAACGTGTGAAAGGACCGACATGACGCTCAGGTACAACACCACCCTGCGGACCGCGCAGGCCACGGCGATCGCCACCGAGGCCGGCACCGGCGCGCAGATCAAGCTGTACACCGGCTTGCAGCCAGCGTCGGTGGCCACCGCGCCGTCGGGCACGCTGCTCGGCACGCTCGTCGTGGCGGGCGCGCTCGGCACCGGGTCGGCCGGCGTGCTCACCTTCAACACCGTCACGTCGGATACGTCGGCCGATAACTCGGGCACCGCCGGCTGGTTCCGCCTCATGAAGGCCGACGGCACCACCGGCGTCCTCGACGGCTCGATCACCCCGACTGGCGGCGGCGGCGACATGACGCTCAACACCACCTCAGTCACCGCAGGCGGCACCATCGCCATCACCTCGGGCACCATCACCACCGGCAACGCCTAAACCCCGAAGGGGGCGAGACCGATGGCGCTAGCCGTCGCGCAAGTCGCGCACACCTACCCCACCAGCGGTAGCTCGACGACCGCGGCCACGTTCACCAACCCGACGACGGTCGGTCGGCACGCGGTGGCCATCGTCGGCGGCTATCAAGGCGCGTCCGGTCCCTCGTCGGTCACCGACAACAAGGGCAATACCTGGACCCGCGACTTCGACACGGCAACGTCGCCGATCTGGATCGCCGTCTACTCAGCGCCGATCGCCACCGGCGGCGCGACCCACACGGTGACGTTCAGTCAGGCTGGGGTCGACATCGCCAACCTCGACATCATCGAGGTCGAGGACATGGTCACTGCCGCGTTCGACAAGTCGTCGCAGAACGCGGCGACCTCGGCCACGTGGACGACCGGCTCGACCGGCACGCTGGCCCAGGCCGACGAGATCGCCTTCGTCTACGTCGCCGTCGACAGCGGTGACGTCGGAGACACCATCACGCAGGATCCGACCTTCACCCTGATCGGTGAGCAGGAGTCGGGCCTCGCCTACATCTCCAACGCGGCCTACAAGATCGTGGCGGCGACGACCGCCATCGACCATGCCTGGACGCAGACCTTCGGTTCGGTGCCGTGGACCGCCGTCATCGTCACCTACAAGGGTCCGCCATCCTCGGTCATCGGCGTCGTCGCCGCCAGCGAGGCGGCCGACGTCTCGGCGATCGCCGGCACGTCCACGGATCCGCCCGGCAACTCGGGCGTGATCGCCGTCACTGAGGCGGCCGACGTCGCCGCGCTCGCTGGCACATCCACCGACCCCTCCAACGTCACCGGCACCATCGTCGCGGTCGAGACCGGCGATATCTCGGCCATCACCGGCACCGTCCCGTTCTCGCACCGCTACGCCTCCGCCATCTCGGGTCGCAAGATCGTCGACCAGTTCGGCGACGTCTACCTCATGCGGGCTTTCTCGTCGTGGTCGATGGCGGAGAACCTCTCCAACGCCGAGATCACCGAGGCGCTCGAAGGGCTCGCCGCGCAGGGGTTCAACGCCGCCACCATCGGCTACGGCGGCGGCATCGACTTCGGCGGCTGGCACCGCTACACCAACGATGCCGGCCAGGCCTTCTGGAACGGCACCCCGTGGGCCTCGACGTTCGGCCCCGGCTGGTCGTCGGTCGACTGGTGCGTCTCGGAGTGCGACCGCCTCGGGATGACGATCAACCTCAGCCTCTTCTACAGCTGGGGCGACAACGGCAACGCCAACAACTTCAACGCCGTGACCACCACGCAGGCGTACAACGCCGGGTTCGAGCTGGCCATCCGGTACCTGGCCTACACGAACATCGTGTGGCACGTCATGTTCGACCTCAACCCGGGGCTCAACGCGAACATCGACGCGCTGTTCCACGGCATCAACGATGCCGAGACGGCGGGGCGTCGACCGGTGCGCTGGTGCGAGGCCAACCAGGACAGCTCGACCTACGGCGCGATCATCACGCAGGGCTACTCGCACTTCAACGTCACGTGCAACGGGTTCTACGAGTACGAGGGCAACAGCACCGACCGGATCGAGACCAGCTACAACGAGGTCGGCGCCACCACCCTGCCCACCGGCGACGTCGAACCGCCCTACGACGGCAGCCCCCACTACAACCCTGGCAACCTCGGTCTCAACCTGCGCTACCGGTCATGGGCCGTGTTCCTGGAGGGTGGCAGCTACGAGAACTACGGCCACGAGGACTGGTGGTGCTTCGGGTTCTCCAACCCGTTCGGCTTCGGCGAGGGCCTGACCTGGCAGCAGGTCCTCACGCACGTCCACACCACCCAGCAGTCGTATTGCTGGGCGTTCCTCGACGAGTTCGTCGCCGACCCGACGTGGGCGCCGACATCGGCGTTCGTCACCACCGGGCAGGGCACCGGTAGCGACCGGGCCGCGATCGGAGCCTCGGGCACCGTTGCCGCCGCCTACTTCCCGAACAACCGCGCCGTCACCGTCGACACGACCATCATCGCCGGCACCGGCGACGTGCGTCTGCGGTGGTTCGACCCGTTCCTCGGCACGTACACGACGATCTCGGCGAGCGAGGCCCAGACCGCCGGCCGAACCGTTGTCTATCCCGGCAACCATGTCGACGGCACCGCCGACTTCGTGCTCGTCGTCGATCCGGCGCCGCCCACCGGTGTCATCGCCACCACCGAGACCGCTGATGTCGCGACGATCGTCGGCACGTCCACGGCACCACCGTCGGGCGTCATCGCCGCCGTCGAGGAGCCCGATGTGGCGGCGATCATCGCGGTGTTCACGCCGCCTGTCGCGGTCATTGGCGTCATCGCCGCCGTCGAGGGCGGTCCCGACGTCGCCGTCATCACCGGCACGTTCGGCGACGGTCTCATCGCGGTAGTCGAGGAGCCCGACGTCGCCGTCATCACCGGCTCGTTCGTCGGCGCCCCGATCACCGGCGTGATCGTCGCCGTCGAGACCAACGACATCGCCCGCCTCCGCGGCGGGGTGCCGGGCGCCATCGATCCGGGTCCGTCGATGATCCTCGGCGAATGGGCGATGCGCCGCGGCGATCGCCTGCCGATGTTGGCGGTCGCCATCGAGGACGACACCGGCCTCCCGGTCGACCTCACCGACGGCACCGCCTTCCTCCAACTGCGCGCCGAGGACGGCGGCCCGACCCTGGAGCTGCCGGACGGGTTCCCGCCCGTCACCTACGTCGACGGGTGGCTCAGGCTGCCGGCCTACATCTATGACGCCTTCAACGGCATCGTCGTCTACGACTGGCCCGACGCCCAGACCGCCGGGCTCGCCGTCGGCGTCGACGACCTGATCGTCACGGTGACCTTCCCCGACGGCGGCTCGATCACCGCCCCGTCGAGCCGGGAGGCCCGCCTCATCGTGCGGCCGGCCGTGCTGCCCCCATTCTGAGGCCCGTAGCGCCCCGGGTAGCGCCCCGAGATTCTGGTCGAAGGGTGAAAATGCCCTCTGACCTGGAGCGGACGACGGGATTCGAACCCGCGACCCTCACCTTGGCAAGGTTCTCACGGGATCGTCGTAGGGGATAATTGCGTGCCCTATGTTGTGGGTTGTCGCATGTTGTTGCGAGTTGTCGTGTGGCGTGACATGGCATGATGAGTTTCTTGTACCCGTAGCGCCCCGGGTAGCGCCCCGCCCCGCGCGGTAGCGCCCCGGACGCGGAACGACCCCGGCGAGCCCCCATGGCGGGAAGGGGATCAAGCCGGGGCCGCCCAACGGCTGAGCGGTGGGTATCAGCCGTCGGTCTGAGACGTGATCGTCGCCCATGTCTCACGGCCCGCCGTGATGGTCGGGTCGATCAGGTGGTGGTAGTGCTCCCGGAGCATCCGCTCTGATGTTCCAAGCATGTCGGCGACGGTGGTCGGCGACACGCCGCGAGCGAGCAGGATCGAGGCGCACGAGTGGCGCAGCTCGTACGGCGTCAGGCGAGGGACGTCGGCCGCCGCCGTCAGCTCATCGAGATGCTTGCGGAGGAACGTGGGGTACTCGGGGGAACCGAAGTTCTCACGGCCGTCGTCGAGGGCGATGAAGATCAGATCGGCCCACCGCGCCGGCATCTCTGGCCCAGTCATCACCGCGACCTCGTGACGTACCTGGAACATCGACAGGGCATCAACGACCTCGGGAGGCATCGCCACGGTGCGGGTGTGGCGCGTCTTAGTTGGGCCGATCTCGATGGGCCGACCGGTGGCTTCCCGTTTGAGGGCGCGATCGACGTGGAGCGTCCCGGTTGCCCAGCGGACCGATGACCAGCGCAGCCCGCTTGTCTCGCCGGGGCGAAGCCCGAGCATCATCGTTGTGAGGAAGTAGACACCAGTCGGATGTTCGCTCGCTTGGCACGCGGCGATGAATCGCGACGCCTCGTCAAGGGTGAACGCTCGCTTGGTTTCGCCAGCTCGGATGTTTGCTGGCATCTCGGCGAACTGGACAGGGTTGGCGCCGATCAGTCCGCGCTTCACGCCCCAGCGCAAGATCTGGCTGAGGGTCCGTTTCTTTGTCGTGATCGTCCAGTGCGTGAACCCTTGGTCGCGCATGTCGGCCAGCCAGATCTCGACGTGGCGGTAGGTCAGGCGGTCGATCACGAGATGGCCGAGCTGGCCGCCGATGATGTGCTTGCGGACGTCGGACTCCACGACGGTGCGAGTCGATGGCGCCCGGCGGGCGTTGACCAGCTTCAGCCAGTCTTCGGCGTGCTGGGCGAGGGTCGGCGTGGCACCGGTGATCTCGGCGCCGCGGTACTGGCGGAGCATGTCGAGACGGACTTGCTCGGCTTCCTCGCGGTCTACGATCAGCCGCTTCTTGCGGATCTGTCGTCCGTCGGCCGTCCGCCCGACAGTGAGTTCGACGCGCCACCGCTGCTTGCTGGCGTCCCATGTGATCGAGCCTGATCCGTTCTCCCGTTTGGCGGGCCTCGCCTTCGGGCGTCCCCGTCCCCCGGTCACGACTTGCTCGCTGTGCGCTTGGTAGGACGCTTACGCGGTGCGGGCTTCGGCTTCTCCCCTACGACGACGACTCCCGCCTCCGCGATTGCCTTCTGGTCGGAGACGTGCTGCATCAGTTCAGTCGACGGGTCGAGGAGGGCGTCGAAGTCAACGCCAAGCGCCGCGCTGATCCTGACGACGTCGCTGAGACTGAGTCCAGTACGCCCACCGATGCGGTCAGCGACTTGCTGGCGACTGGTGTACTTAGCTCGCTCGGCGATGGTGGCGTCGGAGATCTTGCGCAGTGCCTTCAGCATGCGAATGTTGTCCCGCACTCTTTCGTCCAGGACACTTTCGTCAGTAGGCAACGTCAGGTTGGGTGCTGTCATGTAGCGGACTGTAGCGGGTTGTCGTGGGTAGGGCACAACAATCCGCAACCTTCCACAACGACACGTTGCACCCTGCTGCGTAGGGCACTAGGTTCGGCCGGGTGCTCAAAGAGGCCGAACGGACGTACACCGTGACCGCACGGGAAGCCTCGCGGCAGCTCTGCGTGCACCACGAAACGGTCAAGCGGTGGGCGCGGACTGGCAAGGTGCCGGCCCGCAAGAACATCGCCGGCCAGTGGTTGTTCGACCAGCGCGATCTCGACGCACTGCCCGTTCACGAGGTCCGGGAGGCGTCCTGACGTGCTCACGCCGACGGATGCGCAGCGCCGCGAGCAGGTGATCCTGACTCACCGCGGCTGGAAAGGGACGCTGCTCTTCGTCGACCCGTACCGGCCGCGGGCCAAGGTGCTGCTTCCTTCCGGCGATGTCGTCGTCGTTCCGCTCGACCAGTTGGTTCGCGCTGACACGCCGCACGCCCTGACCCAAGGACGGACCGATGCTGCGTCGCATTCTGCGCTGGGCTAGCACCCCTGTCATCCTGCTCGTGCTCGGTTGCACGCCGGCCCAGACCCGGGCCTGGTTGGCCTGGCATCACGACGATCCAGAGGGCGCCGTCGCGTATCTTGATACGCCCGAGGGTGAGGCCGCGCTCGCCGAGACCGACACCGACGGCCCGCAGTTCGAGGAGTGGCTGACCGCTCTGCCGACACCGGGGAACTGCGCCAGTTACGCCCCGCTCTTCGAGCGCTACGGGTTGCCGGTCGCCGCGTTCACTCGGATCGCGTGGCGTGAGTCGGGCTGCGATCACAGGTCGTACGTCGTCGACCGCGACGACGCCGGCGGCGGGCTGCTCGGCATCAACCTGCGCGGCAGTCTCGGCGCCGTCTGGCATGGCTGGTGCGGCGTCACGTTGGCCAGCGTCACGAACGCCGAGAAGAACATCGCCTGCGCCGCCGCGGCCTACGACCGGATGGGCATGGCGCCGTGGACGTGACCAGTAGGAGGACAGCATGACCGCAGTTCACGTCGTCCGTGAGCATCCGCCCGTCGAGCGCATCACAGAGATGCCCGACGGTGAGCTGTGGGCCTACGTGCTCGCCGAGCTGGACTTTCTGACGACACCCGAGCAGAAGCGGGTGCCGGTCGCGGTATCGGCCGCGATGCACGAGCTGGCCAGACGGTCGCGTCGATGACTGACGTCGTCGCGGTCAACCGGCTGCGGGAGCACGAGGCCGCGATCGAGCGGTCACTGGCCGAGCTGGGCTGGCACCTGCGAGCCATCCGTGACGAGCGGCTCTACCTGACGACGCACGAGACGTTTGAGGAGTACTGCCGGGAGCGGTGGAGCTACGGGCGCCACTACGTCAACCGCCAGATCGCTGCGGCCGAGACACTCGATGCCCTTCCCGTGGTGCCCATGGGCACCACGCCGACCGAGCGACAGGTGCGTCCCTTGTCGGCGCTGCCGATCGAGGAGCGCGCGGACGCATGGGCCGAGGCCGTCGAGACTTACGGTGACGAGCCGACCGGCGCCGAAGTCGCCGAGGTCGTGCGTCTGCGTCGTCCCCAGTCGAGCGAACACCCGGCTCGGTTCTCCGGGGCGGTTGTCGCTGCCGTCGTCGAGCTGCTGGAGCCTCATCCACCGCGGCGCATCCTGGACCCCTTCGCGGGGACTGGTCTGGTGCACGCCATTGCCGACAAGCTGGGAGCCGACTCATTCGGTGTTGAGATCGAGCCCGAATGGGCGGCGCTACATCCGCGCAACGTGTGTGCCGACTCGCGCGCGCTGACGCGTCAGATGGTCGGCACGTTCGACGCCGTGGTGACCTCGCCGACCTACGGCAACCGGATGGCCGACCATCACGAAGCCCGCGACGAGTCAGACCGGGCGACCTACCGTCATCGGCTCGGGCACCCACTGACTGAAGGGAACGCGGGTGGCATGGCGTGGGGCGACGAGTACCGGGCATTGCACGTCGACGTGTACCGGCGCGTCGTGAAGCTGCTTGACGTTGGCGGGCTGTTCGTGCTCAACGTCAAGGACCACGTGCGCGACGGTGACCGAGTACGCGTGTCGGGCTGGCATGTGCGGACACTGTTGTCGCTCGGGCTGATGTTCTGCGACGACAACGCCATCGCCACCCGTGGGCTCGGGGGTGCGGGGGATAACGCGGCGAGCCGCGAAGGCGTGGAGCACGTCTACCTGTTGGTCAAGGAGCGGACATGATCCATTCGACGATCCCCAAGCCCGTCGACCGTGACGAGTGGCTGGCCGCCCGCCGGCCCTACTTCAACGCCTCGGCGACGTCGATCCTGTTCGACCGCCATCCCTACATGTCGCCTGGCGACTACGCCACGATCAAGCTGACGGGCGTCGAGCAGTCCCAGACGTCGGCGATGCGCCGCGGCGTGATGCTCGAAGACGCCATCGCCCAGTGGTGGGGGATCGAGCACGCCTGTGCCGTTGAGACCGTCGACGAGCTGTACGTCAACGGGCCGATGATGGCCACGCCTGATCGCTGGGCGCTCGACGACGACTGCCCGATCGAGATCAAGACGACGAGCAACTACGCCCCCCGGCCCGAGCCCTACTGGCTGGACCAGTGCCAGTCGATCATGGCCTGCACCGGCGCCGACATGTGCTGGCTGATCTGGTTCGACCCGTCGATGGCGCTCAACGAGTACCGCGTCAACGCCTACCCCGAGCTGCAGGCCGAGATCCTCAGCCGGGCGGAGCGGTTCATGGCGGCGATCGAGCTGGGCATCGTGCCGGACTGGATCGAGCTGTCCTACGACAACATCGCCAAGCTGCACCCCGAACCCGAAGGCGTCGCCGAGCTGGACGACGAGGCGCTGAACCTGGTGCGCGAGCTGCACACCCTGCGCCAGATCCGCAAGGACGCGGCCAAAGAGGAGGACCTGACCAAGGACGCCATCGCCAAGCTGCTGCTCGGCCACGAGGTCGGCACCTGGAACGGGATCGAGGTCGTCACCTGGAAGGTGACGCGCCCGTCGACGCAGCTCGACGTCGACATGCTGCGCGCCGATCATCCCGACCTCGTCGAGCGCTACTCGCGTGAGCGCCCGGGTACCCGACGGATGCTGGTCAAGCTCGGGGAGCCGGCATGAGGACGGCCGGGGCGGCGGCGACCGTGCGGCGGCGGCGATTGGAGAAGGTGCGCCGGGCGATCCAGCCCAAGCACCGCGTCGGGCGCCTGATGTACCTGTGCACGGACTGCCGGCGCTGGACCTACAACCTGTCCCAGCATCAGTGCGGCCGGCGGATGAACTACCCGGGAGGGTTCGGATGAGTGACGTCACCTTCGGCGATTGGGATCCTGCCGACGCCTGGGGCATCGAACCACCCGACGAGGAACAGGCCACCTACAAGCTCCACGAGCTACGCCTCGCCCTCGACCAGCTCGTCGGCGACCGCGGCCTCCCGACGTGGGACCAGCTCGACACCGGAGCACAGGAGATGGCCCGCGGCATCGGTGGCGTCATCGTCCGCTACATCATCGAGCGCGAGCCGGAGGACGCCACCGAGCTGGCCCGCACACTGCACGACGCCCGCCGCTACGTCGCCACCTCGCCACTGCCGGCCTGGGACGAGCTGGAGCCCGACGACCGCCAGATCGGCGTCGACCTGATGCAGATCATCTTGGACTGGCTGCGCCGCCAAGGCGCACTGGACGCCGTCTGATGGGCAGCATCTATCTCCCGCTCGCCGACATCGCCAGCGACGCCGGGCTCGTCGTCAAGGTCACCTCCACTAACGCCGGGTGGGAACGGCGCGCCCGCTCCAGCGGCGGATTCTCGGCAGTCCCGTTGGGACACATGTGGCATCACGCCGCCAGCTCGACGAGCATGTCCGACGAGGCCTGTGTCAACTACCAAGTGCGCGGCAACCCGGACAACCCGGTCGGCAACCTCACGCTCGGCCGCAACGGCGACGCCTGGCCGATCGCCGGTGGTGCCTCGAACTGCTCGGGAAAGGGCGGCCCGACGAAGTTCAGCCGCGGTACCTGTCCGACTGACGGCGGAAACACCACGCTCGTCAATACCGAGGTCAACAACAACGGCGTCGGCGAGCCGTGGTCGACCAAGCTGATCGACGCCTACTTCGCCTGGTCCAACGCGATCAACACCTACCTCGGCAACCTCGCCGCCGACATCGTCGGGCACGCCCACTACACCAGCCGCAAGGTCGACCCAGCCACCGCCGACGCCGTGCAGGGGCCGTGGAAGCCGCGCTCGTGCAACAGCTCGGGCACGTGGAATCTCGACGACATGCGCGCCGAATGCCTACGCCGCGCGACGACGACCGACACCCCGGAGGTGCCAGACATGACTGACGACCAGGCCCGCCAGCTCGCCGAGCTGTGGCAGTACTGCACGCAACGGATCGGCGCGCCCGGCCAGTTCACCGACCCCGGCGGGGCGAACCTCAACCTGCCATGGGCCGCGGCATGGAACTGGTCATACATCAGCGGGCCGATCGACTCGAAGCTGAACGACATCATCACCCGCCTAGAGCGGCTGGAGCACGCGTCGTGATCGTCGAAGCGCCGAGCGAGCGCTGAGCGCTGATGTGGATCGCTGTCATCATCATCGCCGCCATCCTGTTCTTCATCATTGGCGGCGTCGTGTACATGGTGTGGGAACGCCGTCTCGACGCGCGGCTGCCGCCGAAGCCGGAGCCGCCACCTGATGGAGGCTCGTAGCGATGCCCCGCCCGCTGGGTCAACCGGTAGAAGCCCATGGCAAGGACTGGGTCGCGCTCGTTCTCGCGTTCGGGTTGGTCACCGCGGTGAACACGATCACGTTCGCGGTGCTCTACGACGCGATCCTGGGGGAGGACCCCGGGTTGAGTGAGAACGCCACGCAGATCCTCGTCTCCGTGTTCGGCGGGATTATCGGCGTGCTCGGCGGCTATCTCGGCTACCGCGCCGGTGAGCGCAGCCAGCGCATGGCGCAGCAGGAGCAGGAGGCTCCGCCGCAATGACCGATCTGGTGGTTGCGCCGCATCGTGCGCCGTCGTCGGTGGTGCCGCCGAACGAGTGGCTGCTGATGACCAACCAGGCCGAGTACCTCGCGCAGTCAGACATCGTGCCGCGCGACTACCGCCGCAAGCCGGCGAACATCGTCGTCGCCGCGTTGTCCGGTCGGACGCATGGCTGGGACGTGATCACGTCGATGCGCAATGGGCACGTGATCGAGGGGACGTGGGGTCTGCGCCCGGAGGCGCAGCTCGGGTTGGTGCGGCGTGCCGGGCACTCGGTGACCGGCACGATGACGGCGGAGGGTGCGACGGTGCTCGGCAAGCGCGCCGATGACGGGACCGAGATGTCGATCACGTTCACGGTCGAGGATGCTCGCCGCGCTGGGCTGGCGAACAAGCAGACCTGGAAGAACTACCCGCAGATGATGTGCTGGTGGCGGGCGATCGGGATCCTGTGCCGCGTCCACTTCTCCGACGTGACGCTCGGGCTGATGTCGGTCGAGGAGCTGGGCGCCGACATCGACGAGAACGGCGAGGTCATCGACATCGGACCGATCGACCACGGGCCGGCCGAACCGGTGGCGCTCGGCGCTGAGGCGATGTCTAAGTTCGTCGAGGCCTGCGAGCAGCACGGTCTCGACCCGTCGGCGGTGATGGCGCGTGCGTTCCCCGATCACCAGCTCGACGACCCCGTGCTCGACACCGAGCTGCCACGTCTGCGTGACGTGTTCCGGGCGATGGTCGAAGAGGAAGTGTTGCTCGCCGAGCACGAGGGGACGGTGCCTGACCCCGAGCCTGACCTGGAGGAATTTCGTCGCGACGAAATAGAGGGTGGTACTGAGGGTGCGGGCGATGAGGTCCGGCCGGCGTCACGCGGCCAGGTCGGCTTGATCAAGGCGGTGTATGAGCGCATGGGCTACGACCGTTACGAGCAGCTCCGCACGTCGTCGGCGGTGATCGGGCGGGACATCCTGACGCACAACCAGTTGAACGTCGACGAGGCCGGCAAGGTGATCGACTACCAAGACAGCCTGGAGCCGTCGGAGGAGTGACTCGGATTGTCGGTGTCGATCCCGGGTTGAGTGGTGCGCTCGGCATGATCGACGGCGAGCGCTGCACGTTGTTGGCCGTGGGCGACATCGACTCGGCTGACGGGGTGGTGATGGCCGGAGCGCTGGTCGATTTGCTGTCGTCGTGGTCGCCGGATCTGGTGGTGATCGAGGCGGTGCATTCGATGCCAGGGCAGGGTGTGCGTTCGATGTTCACGTTCGGGCGGGCGCTCGGGACAGTCGAGGGGATTGTCGCCGCGCTCGGGGTGGCAGCGGTGTCGATCCCTCCGCACGTGTGGAAGCGCCTGATGGGGGTGTCGAAAGACAAGGCGTCGGGGCGTGCGGCCGCGGCAAGGTTGTGGCCGCAACATCGTGATCTGTTCGCTCGGGTGAAGGACACCGGTCGGGCGGAGGCGGCGCTGATCGCTGTTGCCTGGCAGCGTAAGGTCACCACGAACCACGACAGTGTGCAACAATCAGCGACATGGCGCAACGACCACGACGCAAGGGAGGGGCTCGGACGATGAGTCTCGTTCAGCCGGTAGCCACGCTTCAGCGAGCATTCGAGATCTGCCACTCGGCAGGTCACCAATGGCATCACGAACAGGGGAAGGTCGATCCGCTTCAGGCGGAGCCGGGACTGCGAGCCCCGTATGCGATGACGAGATGCGTTGGCTTGCGCTCGAATTGCACGAGCTGCACTAGTGATCGGATCCAGTGGTACGCGCATTCCGGCGAGGTCGTGAACCGCTACCGCTACGCCGATGGCTACTGCCACAAGAAGTCGAGTGTCGACGATGAGCCCGCCCCGACGAAACTCGAATGGCGGCAACGTCTCGTCGTCACCTTGTTCGATGAAGAGGCGCCGGCGCCGCGCCAGAGGAAGCGGGCATGAAGCAGCTCGCATCTACATTCGCCGACGGCAAGCTTCGGTATTACCTCGCCGATGATGAGTCCGACGAGATTGAAGAGGTCGCCATCATCAAGCCGGGACCCGGTTTCGGTGGTGACGCCAGCGCGATGGTGGCGCTCGGGTTCGGACTGTTGCACGAGGCTGGCTACAACGGGCACAAGAAAGGGGCATCCCGCCAGCCGGCGCTGGTGGCAGGACCGCACGTCCCTCACGAGCTGCCATCAGCGCCACCTTCGAGGCGGGGGCGGAAGCCGTCGGGCACGTACCGGGTGACGGTCGACGACATCTTCGACTATCTGCGTGAGCATCCAGGGTCTCGCCCATCGGAGATCGGAAAGGCGTTGCTGCCGGCGGCGCCGAGGGTCAGGCAGGGTCAGACGATCGGGAACCGGCTGCGCGCCTATCTCGTGGCGTGCCAGCGGTCGGGCATTCGGCCGAGGGTGCATGTGGAGCGACAGGGTCCGCACAACACGCGGTACTACGTCGTCGACTAGAAGAGCGGACAGCCAGTGCCGCAGCGGGTTGGGGACGCGCGGCCAGGGGCAACGGCGAACGGCCCGGATCCGTCAATAGCAGGGGTGCTGTCGACGGCCGGGCCGTTGCTGAAGCGGGCGGAGGCTTCGAGGATGAACGCTATTGGCGGGCGAGGGCGCGGGCGTGGGTCCGTTGTAGCTCTTGCGGTGCCCACGGTCGGCCGTTGCGCTTGTGGCGGCCGCCGGCGTTGAGTTCGGTGGCGATCGACTGCCAGGATGCGCCCGAGCTGCGCCGTGCTCCGACGTGGACGAGCACGGCGCGCTCATCAGGGCAGGCCCAACCGTACGGTTGCGGTCCGCCGGCCCATCCTTGGGCATCGAGGAGGCGACGGCGGCCGCGGGTCATGCGCAGTCGGATCATCGCCCGTTCGTAGGCGGCGACGGCGCCGAGCACCTGGCGGATGAGCGTGCGTGCCGGGTCGTCGGGTGAGTCCGGCCGGCAGTACGTGCGCTCGGTCTCCGAGCATGACAGGACGGTGGCGTCGGTCTTCCACACGTCAGCGAGCACCGACTCCTGAACCATCAGGTCGCGGGCCAACCGGTCGAGGCGCGGGATGATCAGCGTGGAGCCGGGGTGGTCGGCGAGCCAGTCGAGGGCGGCGGCGAGGCCGGTCCGTCCGTCGAGGCCTTCCGATCCGGAGATCCCTTCGTCGGTGAACGTCCCGTCGAGGTCGAGGTTCTCGACGGCGGCGAGGGCGATGACGGCGTCACGTTGGATGTCGAGGCCCATGCCGTCAAGCTGCGCTTCGGTCGACACCCGCAGGTAGCCGATCGCTGGAGCCCGCGTCGAGAGCCCCGTTGCGCCGGTGAACAGGTCGAGGTCAGACATCTTCGCCTCGGTCCCGGCGGATCTGGCGGTCGTGTTCGAGCCACGCGGTGCGCTCGGCGCGGCTCTTGCGGTAGTTGTAGCCGAACGACAGGGCGCCGATGGCGAGTACGCCGATGGCGATGAGGTACCCGATCACGACAGGCCTGCTCGGTGCGTGGCGGCGTTCTCGTAGCAGGTGCGGCACGGGTAGCAGTAGCCGTGTCCGTCGTGGGTTTTCGACTGGTCGAGGGGGGCGCGGTGGGCGCCGTTGAGGTGGCCGCAATGTCGGCATGGGCGAGCTGAGGCGCCGCTGTCATGTCGGCCCATCGCGTAGATGGCGATGGCGATGATGGCGAGTACGAGGAAGGTCGCGCCGGTCATCGTTGGTACTCGGTGCGTAGGTGGGCGGCGTGGGCGTTGGCTTGGTAGCGGGCCGTCCAGCGGCCGACGGTGGTGCGGGTGCCGTTCGGGCTGGTGATGACGACGCGGAACCCTCGGGGGGTGGGTTCGACGGTGACGGTTGGTGCGCTCATGGTGTGTTCTCCTGTCGTTCGTAGTGTGGGTGGCAGCCCCGTTCGCCTTCTCCTGTCGGCGGTCGGGGTTAGGGCGGTCGGGACGTGGGGTTCCGGCCGCCCGACTTGGTCAGAGGTCGGGCGCGCCGATCGAGGCGGTGATGTGCGGTAGCAGGTGCTCGACGTAGCAGGCGCGGTGCAGGTCGAGGCGGAGGTGCAGGTCTTCGGGGATGGGCGCGCTGACGTCGCTCATCTTCGGGAGGTAGTAGTCCGTGACGTGGATGGCGACGCGGCCACCGTTGATTGGCTGGCCGCAGTGGTCGCATGCGGTGACGGTGCTCATGCTTCGTCGTCCGGGAACAGGCGGCGCATCATCGCGGCGATGTCGCGGTCGTGTTCGGTGAACTTGCGTTCCATGCGGTCCATGTCGGCGCGGGCTTCCGCCCGGTAGGCGGCGACCTGCGCCTGGTAGGCGCGGATTTCGGCGAGCACGGGCTGCGTGAACGTGACGATGGCGTCGATGACGTCGACGCGGTCTCTGCGGTTCATGGTGGGTCCTAATCGTAGTGGTCTGTCGTGTGGTGTTGCGGTCTGTCGTGGGGTCACGCTGTAGGGCGCTGGACGGGTCGGCCGCGGTGATGGTGCGGCCGACCCGTCAGCGCCCGGGAGGCGCCCGTGTGGTGCGTCTGGTGGCCGGTTAGAAGTCCTCCCCGATGCACATGCTGAGGAAGGGGCGGCCGCCACGGTCGAGGCATTGGGCCGGCGGCGTGTGCAGCTCGATGAGGACGTCACCGCGCCGGAGGTCGCCGGTCGGGGCGTCGTGCTCGACGATGTGGGCATGGCCGCTGAGCACGGACACGAGGAGGAGGAGCAGGGCGCTCATGGCCGCCACGTTCCGGCGCGGCGCAGGGCCACGAGGTCGCGGAGGATGGCGGTGCGCTCGGTGAGGGTGGCGTACGCCGCGCTGATGGTGCGGCCGATCTCCATCGCGCCGACCGGAGGCCGGGTCCGTTGTCCGTCGGCGTCGGTCATCACGAGGCGGTATGGGTAGGCGTAGCTGGAGTTGCCTTTCTCGACGGTGAGGGGGCCGCGGGGGACGTCGAGGGCGTCGAGGGCGGCGGCGTGCGCGGCAAGGGCACGTTCTAGGTCGGTGAGCGTGATTCGCTCGGGCATGGTGGTTCTCCTGTCTGGTGGTGCCATGCGTGGGGCATGGTCGTGCCTCGTCCCGGTCGTGAACCGGCGGCGTCGTGAGCGCGGCGAGGCGGTCGGTCAGTCCGGGGTGTGGAAGTCGGCGACGAGAGATGCGGCGTCGGCGTGCGTGTGCGCGACTGGGGTCACGAGGTCGGATCCTTCGGCGTGCCGATCGCGTCGGCTGTAGTTGTAGTGCCACGCGCCGGCGTAGTACCGGCCGAGTGTCCCTCCGCCGACCTTGGATACGAGCACGGTCGCGCCGTCAGGCATGACGGTCTGGTACTCCCAATCTTGGGGCATCAACGGGTTCGGGCGTTCGTGGTCGAACATGGCGGCGCGGTGCTCTTCGGGGGTCGGTTCGATCGGCTTGCGTGGTCCGCTCATGACAGCCCGCAGGCGGTGAGGAAGCGGTCACTGTCGAAAGCCGGGTTGTCTTCGGCGAAGTAGCCGGCGAGGTTCCCGGCGATGACGGTCGCGGTGACCGCTTCGGCGGTGCTGGTCGCGCCGGTGATGTGTTGGCGCAGCATCGCGGCGATGGCGATGTAGTGCTTGCGGCTCATGGGATGGGTTCTCCTGTCGTTGATGGTGGTCACCGCGTGGGGCGGTGGTCCCTCGTTCCCGTCGTGAACGGGCGCCGGCGTGACCGGGGCGAGGGGGTCGGGGTTAGCGGCGGGTGAACGATGCGCCCCAGAGCCGGCGGCGTTCGGCGTCGGCTGCTTGCTCGGCGTGGTAGGCGGCGGCGCGCTCGACGATGGCGGCGCGCGTCTCGGGGGTGTGCCGCGGGTTGTCCGGACATGCGGGGTTGTCGCATCCGGTGGCGGGGTCGTGCGGGTAGGCGCACGTCGGGCAGATGGTCCACCCCGTGGTGTCGATCATGACGTGATCCGCCCGGCGTGGTCGTAGCTGCGGCCGACGGTGCGGGATGCCCTGCCGCGGATCTCGTCGATCTCGCACACACGTAGGTCGTAGTGACTGCATCCGATCGAGTGCGCCATGACGCGGGCGAACGTCTCGACGTCCGCCCATGTCGGGGCGTAGCGGCCACCGTTGCCGGCGGCGATGCGGGCGAGCGTCTCGCGTAGGCGTTCGTCGATGGCGGCGCGGTCGCTGGCGGTGAGCCGATTGGCTTCGCGTCCGACGTGCTCGACGTCGTCCACCGTGTCGCACGTGGCGCAGTGGTAGAGGGCGTGATGTCGGGTCGTGGTCATGGCGTGGTCTCCTGTCGGTCGTGGTGGGTGTCGAGCGCCAACGCGAGCGGTGTGCCGTGGGGGCAGCGCTCGGTGACGTGAACGGTGGATCCGCAGACGTCGCACGCCGCGGGGTCATCGCCCCACGTGCTCGGGTCGTCGAACATGCTCGACTGTGCGGCGCGGTTGGTGGCGCGGGCGTGCCGCCGTTCCCGTGGGGTGGGAACGGCGGCGAAGTCGGCGAGCAAGCGGGGTTGCGTCATCGTGCGACCATCCGGCGCAGTACGTACATGGCGGCGGCGCAGTAGGCGCCGAATCCGGCGATGGCGACGGCGGTCATGGCGTCACCTGCTCGGCGAGATAGGCGGTCCACGCGCCGGTGATGCTGGGCAGCCAGCAGCGCGCTTCGGTGCGGTAGGCGAGTGCCTCGGCGCGGTGGTGCTGGGCGAAATCGAACGGGTCGACGTCGGGGCCGCCGATGCCGGCGTCGATCTGTCCCCACGCGTACCAGAGGGCGCATTTGTGGCGGTCGGCTGCGTAAGCGAAATCGGCGTCGGTCGGGATGGGCTCGGTGGTCATCGGGTGTTCTCCTGTCGTGGCGACGCGTGGGGCGTCGGTGCTGCTGGCTCCGGTCGGATCCATGCGGCGGCGTCCAGCTCGGGCGGGGAGCTGGGGC